GGGTAAGCAAATTGAGGATGGGGTTGACCCAAAGCACGGATATGCTGGTTTGGCGATGGCTAGGAATGGAAAAACTGGCTATTCTGATGATGGTTTGAAAAACAAGCGTTCCGTGTGGACGGTGAACACCCGTGGTTACAAGGGCGCACATTTCGCAGTCTATCCAAAGAATCTTATTCTTCCATGCATACTTGCGGGATGTCCCGAAGGCGGAACCGTCCTTGATCCATTCACGGGATCGGGAACCACGGCTATTGTTGCACTTGAGAACAATAGAAACTTTGTTGGGACAGAACTGAATCCCGAATACATTCAGTTGGCAGAGAATAGAATCAAAGAAGAAATCCCAACGACCCTTGCATCTCTGATGCATTGAGGTATACTTACAACATGAGCAAGAAGTTCTATACGAATGTCGCCATTCGTGGCAATCGCATTCTGCATCGTGGGTATGAAAACGGAGTCGCCTTTTCGGAGGAGGCTTCCTTTCAGCCCACGCTGTTCGTTTTGAGCAAGAGAAGTTCTGTGTGGACAACCTTGGACGGCAAGACTGTGGAACCGATTGTCTTTGATGACATTGATTCTGCGCGAGAGTTCTCCGACAAGTACAAGGATGTGAATGATTATCCAATCTACGGAAACACAGACTACATCTATCAGTTCATTGGGAACGAGTATCAAGGCGACATCAACTATGACATGAGTGCGATGAAGATCGCATATCTTGACATTGAGACTGAATCGGAGGAGGGATTTCCCAACATCGAAACAGCCAATGAGAAGATCAATGTCATCACTCTGATCGTAGGACACAAGAAGTACACCTATGCTCTTGGCAAGGTTGACAAGTCACAAATGCCAGGTGATGTGCTTGTCAATCTGTACGACAACGAAGAGCAGATGCTAGGAGACTTCGTGTTGACTTGGCAAAGCCTCAACATCGATGTCATCACGGGGTGGAATGTTCAGTTCTTCGACATTCCATACATTGTGAACAGATTGACTAGTCTCTTTGGCGAGAAGTTTGCCAAGAAACTTTCACCTTGGGGTAAACTCAAGGAACGCAAGGTCGAGATCATGGGCAAGGATAGCATTACCTACGAGATCGTGGGCATCAATACCTTGGACTACTATGATCTATACAAGAAGTTCACATATGTCACCCGCGAGACTTACAAGTTGGGGCATATCGCTCAGGTAGAACTTGGCGAAACTAAGATTGCATATGTTGAATATGACAACTTCTCTGACTTCTACAAGAATGATTTCACGAAGTTCGTACTCTACAACATTCAAGACACCATCCTTGTGCAGAAACTTGAGGCCAAGTTGCGCCTCATGGAACTTGCGGTGTCGCTTGCCTACTCTGCCAAGGTGAATCTCAACGATGTTTTCTCTCAGGTAAGGACTTGGGAGCAGATCATCTATCATCATTTGCACGAAAAGAAGGTGGTCATTCCACCGAAGAAGAAAGGAAAGAAGGATGCTTCATTCGAAGGTGCGTATGTCAAAGATCCGAAAACTGGGATGCACAAGTGGGTGGTGTCGTTCGACCTCGACTCACTATACCCCCATCTCATCATGCAGTACAATCTATCCCCCGAGACGAAGACCAAGCACGGTATACGCAGATCGGCTACGCCTGATACGCTCCTACAGGGCAGACCAGTTGCGATGGGGGAGAGAGAAAAGGCCATCAAGCATGGATTGTGTCTTGCTGCCAATGGTACAACTTATCGAAAGGATGTTAGGGGATTTCTTCCGCACCTCATGGAGCGTATGTATAGTGAACGAAGTCACTACAAGAAACTCATGCTTGAGACAAAGGCGGCTCTCAAAAACCTTCCATCTGACGCGCCACCCGAAGACAGGAAAAATCTTTCTGACTTGATCTCCAAGTACCACAACTTTCAGTTGGTTCGGAAGATTCAGTTGAACTCTGCTTTCGGTGCTGTTGGCAACGAGTGGTTCCGTTACTATGACGAGGAGATTGCAGAGGCCATCACTCTGTCGGGTCAGTTGTCCGTTCGATGGGTTGAGAAATCCATCAATGATTATCTTAACAAGGCAATGGAGACTGATGGTGTCGATTATGTGATTGCAATCGATACAGACTCTGTGTATTTGAATCTTGGTCCTCTTGTGGCAAAGATCATGCCAAACGAGAAGGACGAGGAGAAGATCACCAAGTTCATCGACAAGGCATCGAACGAGGCCATTCAGAAAGTCATAAACAAGTCATATGATTCTCTTGCTGAGTACATGAATGCCTATGACAATAAGATGCGTATGAAGCGGGAGTCTATTGCCTCAAGCGGTATATGGACTGCAAAGAAGCGGTATATGCTCAATGTACGCATGGGCGAGGAGAATGTTTATCTAAAGGTTCCCGAACTCAAGATCATGGGCATTGAGACTGCTCGTTCGTCCACGCCAGAGGTGGTCAGGAACGCCCTCAAGGAAACAATCTCAATCATCATGAACAAGGACGAAGGTCATGTGCAAGAGTTTGTGGCATCGTTCAGGAATGTTTTCAAGAGCCTTCCCCCCGAGAAGGTTGCATTCCCAAGAAGTTGCAACGGCCTCAAGGAGTATGGGGACAGCACGATGGTCTACAAGAAGGGAACACCAATCGCCACGAAGGGTTCTCTTCTGTTCAACCACCATCTTCGCAAGAACAAGTTGACGGGTAAGTATCGGGAGATCCGCGAGGGAGACAAGATCAAGTTCATCTATCTCAAGACTCCCAATCCCTTGCATGAGAAGGTTGTTGCCTTCGGATCAAAGATCCCAACCGAGTTTGATCTTGATGGATTCATTGATTACGATTTGCAGTTTGACAAGTCATTCATCGAACCTCTCCGCACCATCCTTGGCGTACTTGGATGGAAGGAAGAACCAGTACAGACATTGGAAGGACTATTCTGCTGATATGGCATATTTGATAGCAAACATTCCACCAATTGAGGTATTTGTTCGTAAGGAATTCCTATATGATTTTCTTACAGACAAAGATGGAAAAATCTGTGGTGTTGGTGAATATGAATCTGCTCACTGGCTTACGGTGAAGTCTATTCCGAATCAGGCATTGTACTTTGAATCATTGATTCATGAATACGGTGCTGTGTATGACAAGTTGCCACTACATGCCTATGTGTGGCGCAAGAATGTTGATCCAAGCAAGTTGTATCCCTTGGATTGGTTGCAACTTTGGGATGGAATGTCATACAATATTTCTGTTATTCGCAAAGAGCGTTTGAGAAATGCACGATGTGAAGTTGTGATGAAAGATAGAACGAAGGAACCTGGTTACTATTTGTTCACCGTGGATACCTGTGCATCTGATCCCAATGAGGTGAATGTGACATGGGCAGAAACACCAAATGAACACAAGTCTTTCAACATCATAAAGTTAGACAATGGACAGTTCGCTGCACAGCCCAACAATAGAATCATTTGGAAGCATCAGTCACAGACTCCAACATCGCAACTACAGACTCCATACTTCAGATTCTCGACGCGGAATTGGTACTGCGAGAATCAGGACAGGTGGAGTGCATCGAAGGCAACTAAGTTCAACTACGATGAAGAATCTTGATTGAAGTCATTGACAATGGTCATAAATACAGTACACTTGAAGTGAAAGCCTAACAAAAGGAGATATATCATGGCTACAAAGTTGATTAGATTGGTTACGGGTGAGAATCTTCTCGCAAACACGACGGACAATGGCACTTCTTATACTCTCAAGAAGCCAGCAATGATCGTGATGATCAACAAGGGCGAGGTTGGTCTTGTTCCTTGGATTCCATTTGCGAAGGAAGAGTCGGTCACGATTGCAGCAGATAAGGTTCTGTACTGCGTCGATGCAGAGGACAATACGGCAAACGAGTACAGCACGGGATTCGGTTCGGGTCTTGTGATGCCAACGGGTGGAGTCAAGCCAGTAAGCCTCAAGTTGTCAGGAGAGTAATACATTGAATTTTCTAAAGCAGATTGTGAAGGAATCTGGCAACAAGTTTGCCAGTATCGTTGAGGATGGAATCGAAGGTGCCGATGTCGCGGGATTCGTTGACACAGGCTCCTATGCTTTCAATGCGCTCCTTTCAGGATCGTTGTATGGTGGAGTTGCCGACAACAAGATCATCGCCCTTGCGGGTGAGTCTGCCACGGGAAAGACCTACTTTACCCTTGGGATTGTCGCGCAGTTCCTCAAGAACAATCCCGAGGGCATGGTTCTCTACTTTGACTCAGAGCAAGCGGTGACATCCGACATGTTCGAAGGTCGTGGTGTTGATGCCAAGCGAGTCGCTGTGTTTCCCGTTGCCACGATTGAGGAGTTCAAGACTCAATGTGTGACAATCGTTGACAAGGTTCTTGAGATGGATGAATCAGATCGCAAGCCGATGATGATCGTCCTTGACTCACTTGGAATGTTGTCAACCGAGAAGGAAGTCAACGATTCAGCAGAGGGTAAGAATGTCCGCGACATGACTCGTTCGCAGGGAGTCAAGGCAACATTCCGTGTCCTTACCATGAAGTTGGGTAAGGCAAGGATTCCTCTTGTGATGACCAATCACACATACGATGTCATTGGCGCGTATGTTCCGACGAAGGAGATGGGTGGTGGCAGCGGTTTGAAGTACGCCGCATCCACCATCGTCTATCTCTCAAAGAAGAAGGAAAAGAATGCAGATGGGGATGTGGTGGGAAACATCATTCATTGCAAGTTGTACAAATCTCGTTTGACCAAAGAGAATCAACAGGTCGATGTTCAGTTGAACTATGATACTGGTCTGAACCGCTACTATGGTCTTACCGAGATCGCTCTCAACCATGGAATCTTCAAGAAGGTATCGACTCGCATCGAACTTCCCGATGGCACCACGGCATTTGAGAAGAACATCAATGAGAATCCACAGAAGTACTTCACCGATGATGTGATGAAGCGGCTTGAGGATGCTGTGGCAAAGGAGTTTAAGTATGGAAGTGCTTGAATTGGATAATAAAATCAGTAGGGGATGTTAATCACTATGAAAATAACTATACTGGGAAATGGATATGTTGGTGGCAACTTATACAAGCAATTGGTGAAAACCCACGAAACCTTGGTTTTTCCTAGAAATATTCTTGATTATCATAACAAATCTATTTTGGATAGTCATTTGCAGTCGTTTAGACCAGATATTGTCTTTGGGTGCTTTGGATTCACAGGCAGACCAAACATAGACGAAGCCGAGTCAAAAAAAGAAGAATGTTGGAATTTGAATGTCAGTGTTCCTCTTATGGTCAATACTTTGTGTGCTAATAGGAACATTTCTTATGTTCATATCTCCACTGGTTGTTTGTTCGATGGTTATAATAAAGTTTGGAATGAATCAGACACTCCAAATTTTGGAATGTTCAATGAACCATCATTTTATACAAAAACTAAACATGCTTATGAGTTGTCATCTAAACATCTCCCGAACTCAAATTTAAGGATCAGACTTCCTTTTAACTCAGAAACTACTCAAAGAAATTTGATTTGTAAGTTGGTTAATTATGACAATATTCTTAATTATAGAAATTCAAAAACTTGTATGGATGATTTGTGTTCTGCGATAGAGCAAATGCTTGTAAGTGGTATTCTCGTAGATGCATGTGGGGTTTATCACATGATAAATCCAAATCCACTTAACACCGAGGAGTTCATTACGGAAATGCAAAAATTTGGATTTGGGAATCCAAATTGGAAGTTGAAGACTTTAGAACAACTTTCTCTTTCTGCTCCAAGAGCAAATATCTGTCTAGAAACAATACAAAAAGAAAATCCGATGATGCATTGTAGAACTGAGTTGGATGCTTTGAGATATTCTTTGAAAAAAATGTCTGGTGGTGCTTTTTGACCACACATAAACTTGCTATAGTAGTTCCATATCGTGATCGTGAGGAACACCTTCGGGTGTTCCTTCCTCACATGAAGAGTTACTTGGACAAGCAGAATGTACTGCACAACATCTATATCATAGAGCAGGAAGTTGGAAAGCCATTCAATAGAGCCAAGTTGTTGAATATTGGTTTTCTTGAGGCAGACACGGACTGCGATTACTTTGTGTTTCATGATGTTGACATGCTTCCTCAGAATGTAAGTTACAACTATGAGGAACTACCAACACACCTTGCTGCATCCGCAAGTCAGTTCAACTATGGGCTTCCATACGAAGGATACTTTGGTGGAGTCACTATGTTCAGTAGGAACTCATTCAACAAGGTGAATGGATACAGCAACGAGTATTGGGGTTGGGGAGCAGAAGATGATGACATCCTCTATCGTTGCCACCTCGCAGGGTTGAAGGTTCAAAGGCAGTCGCCTGGTATCCTGAAGTCATTGAACCATGACAGGAAGATTGATGAGCAAGATTACAAGAAGAACATAGAGCGTATTAGAGAGATGTGGTTGAAGAAGTTGGATTGGGAGAATGAAGGAATCAATTCCTGCAAGTATTCTGTTCTTGATCGCAACGAAACACCAGAAAGAATATTGATAAAGGTGAGTATATGAAGATTGCTTATGTCAATACTTGGGGTGGATTTGACAATAATTGTACGACAGATAGTTTTATTATCAGTAGATTGCTTAAGGAGATATTTCCAAAATGTGAAATACAACTTGGAGTGAATACTAATGTTGATTTGGTCATTTCAATATATCGACCGATGGTTGGTTCTCCGTCATATGCAGATATGAACAAGATTAACTGTAAAAAAATTGCTTTTACTGGAGAAAGTTATGATATCGTCTCCACGACACCAGGATGTGATGCATACATTGGATTTGATCTTGAAGAGGATATGCCGAATGGTATGATGGCACTTAGGTTTCCTCTATATGCGATCTACCATCAGGACTATCTTGACAAGCACGGCTGTGATTCATTTGAAGAACTGCGAGAAAAGTTTCGTAAGGATAAGACGCGAAAGATATCAGCAGTTGTTTCTAATCCAAGCAATGGCTTGAGAACAACATTGATTCAGTATCTTGTTCAGAGTGGTGTATGTGACTCTGGTGGAAGGGTATGCAATAATGTTGGTGAAGTTTCTGACAAGTTGGAGTTCACTTCAAAGTATTCGGCTGCTATTGCATTTGAAAATCTTGCAAAAAAGTCATATATTACAGAAAAGATCTATGAGGCATTTATTGTCAACTCAGTTCCGATTTATTGGGGAGCCGAAGATATTGCGCTTGAGTTTAATCCTAAATCGTATATCAGATTTGATTCTACCAACCAAGAGTCTGTAACTAGATCTGTACAAGATATATTCTCTTTGCTATCCGATCAAGACAGACTACAGACGATGTCCTTTGTTGATCCAATCACAGGATATCGTGCAGATGAGTACATTCGCAATGGGCGACAGATATTCAAGAACTTTATTATGAAGGTAATGGATACCAAGTGAAAAATTTATTTCTATCATCATCTTCAGGTTATGGTTGGGATCAAATAAAGACTTGGAACTTGTCTGCAAAAAAGACGGGGCATGATGTTTGTAATATCCTTATTAATTCAAATGATCAACTTGTAAAGGATTGTACAGATAACAGAGTTATGGTTGTTCCATATCATCTTCCACCGATGAACAAGCCTCCACACAACCTACGCTTTTTACTTCAATACAAGTACCTGATGTCTGTGAAGCACATATACTCATATGTTGTTCTAACAGATAGCAGGGATGTCTATTTTCATGGAGATCCATTTCCCCGCTTGATTCAACTTCTAGGTAGTAGAAATATAGTCTGTGGCAGCGAATGTATTGCTTATCAAGATGAGCATTGGGGGAACGGAAATCTTCGTGAGGGATTTGGCTATGTCTATGACGAGTACAAGGAACAGGAGATATGCAATGTCGGCGTTCTCTGTGGAACTGTAGAAGCAGTTGCTGAATTGTGTCTGATGATCTTCACCATGTGCTACCACAATCCTGCAAGCGTTTCAGATCAATCGTCTTTCAACATCCTCATGGGTACTGAGTTTGGAAGAAGGTCAATACGAATGGTTCGGCCATCCGATGGACTTATGGTTCACCTTGGGACAGTTGGAGTTCAGAAGTTCCGTGACAAGTTGATTGAGAAGCCTACATGGGATGAAAGCAAACTCCCATCTGTCGGTGGAAGTGTAATACCAATTATACATCAGTATGATAGAGTAGATACTAGCAAGTGGGGTGTGTTTTGAGTATCGATGCACTTCACTTAGTTTATAAAAACAAAGTAGCCAGTGATGCTGCGATATCAAGTTTTCGTAAGTATAATCCAGATTCTACCTATGTGGTTGTATGTGATGGCGGTGATGATTTTTCCGATATTTGTCGTAACCACAATTGCATTTATATTCACGCCCAAGAGAACATCGGATATCCCGAAAAAGTATTTGGTTACAAGAAATCACAGATGATGGAATATCTGAGGAGATTTTCTGCGGCTGTTTCTTTGTGCAAATCATCTCATATTCTGATAATGGAAGATGATGTGTGTGTAATAAACTCTATCAATGTTCCGATAGATGTTGAGATGTATGTAACAGAAAACTGCAAACAGAACTACATTCACCCGTCGTTACTAGAGTTTATAAGAAATGTTAGTGGAGAAAATTCAGACAATCACTATGGTCTTGGTGGTGGGGGGATATTTAAGCGAGAAACATTTCAGATGATATATCCATATCTGATATCATTTGTTGACAAGAACTTTGATGCTATACAGAAGATTTATCCAACAATAGGATGGACTGACTGTATGAATTCAATTGCCTTCATGCTAGCAGGAAAGAAACATCAGTTTAATGCAGAAGTTTATGAACTTGGTAGATGGGGAGAAGATCATAGCAAAAAAAACTACGATGGGGTAGAAGATACATTAAGAGAAAAGTATTCAATTCTACATCACTACAAGAAGCACTATTCATTTTAGGAGTTCTAAATTTTGAGTACCATCATAATAACATCAGTTATACACCCGACTAATAGTCCTTTGAATTACACTGCTACACGAAGTGTTTTTGATGTTGATTCTAGACTAAAGCAGACTATCGAAACTATTCTGTCGATCAAGAATATGTTACCTCAATTTAAGATTATCCTTGCAGACTGTAGTGCATTTGATTGGAGTTCGGCTAATAGTTTTAAAATAAGAAAAGTTCTTGGTTATGAAGACAAGTTTGTAGATTTGTCTTCAACTCAAGAGGTGGCTAAGTGGGTACACTCTCCAAATAAGAGTGCTGGGGAGGCTTTTATCCTGCGTGAAGTAGTATCAAAGATTGATTTTTCCAACGACATCTATAAGATCAGTGGAAGATATATCATTGATTCTAGTTTTAAACTAGAAAGATTTGACATGAATAAAGACTTCAATGTCCGTGTGATGTACAATACTCCTTGGGAGGGTTCTACATCGATTCCATCACTTTATCGGGTATCATGCAGAGAGAAATACATGGATTTTTTGAACTATGCCACGAACAGATACGCTTCTGGTGATCAGACTTCGATGGAAAAAATGGTATACAACTATGTGACTACATTGAACCCTTCTCGCTATCAGTTCTTTGATTCTCCAATTGGAATAAAGGGAAAGATAGCAGTACATGGAAATGAAGAGATTCATTAATTTTCGAGGAGAACAGAAATGAGCAACGAACGAACTATACTTGATCTGAACACAATACCTTTGGCAAATAACCTGAAAACAACTGCTGAATCTTCCATTTCTGCCAAAAGATATTCATTGAAAATGGTTGAGGAAGACATGATATTTCGCTTGGACACACAGGTTGACCCAACAGAGATGTTTCACGAATATCTCTATAGGTCTTCTGTGAACGAGCCGTATAAGCAACATTGCCGAGCAATGTGGAACGACATTAAAAAGCATCTTTCGATGTATGCTAAAGAGATTTCTACGATTGTAGATATAGGAGGAAATGATGGAACTCTTCTTAAGGTGTTTAAGGAGAGGATGCCAGATGGAGTTGAGACAAGACTTATCAATGTTGATCCAAGCGTTTCTTTTGTGGAAGAAAACATAGCATCGGGCATCATCTATGAGAGAAAGTTCTGGGCAGATTGCAAAATTGATGGAAAAGCAAATCTCATTGTGTCTACTAATGTGTTTCAACACAACTCGGATGTCCATGGGTTTTTGAGGTCTATAAAATCAAACTTAGATGGGGTTTGGGTTTTAGAATTTCCGTATTTTTTAAGAACCGCACAGACGAATCAATTTGATCAGATATATCATGAGCATTACTTTTACTGGCTAATAACCCCTTTAGCCAAGTTGTTTTCTGAATATGGGTTGAGTATAGTTTCTATAACAGAACATCCTATCCACGGAGGAACTATCCGAGTGGTGTCTACAAACAGAGGTAGAGGTCATATTGACGAAGTTCAAAACTATATTCAAATAGAGAAAGATTTTGATTTTGCTTCGTGGGGAAAGTCTGTTAGGAATAAAATAGAATCCGATGAGATATTCATCCAAAGTCTATTGAATGGTGGCAGGGTTGCCTGTTTCGGTGCTGGGGCTAAGAGTTGTGTCTATTTAAATTGCATAGATAAATCTCTTGTTGATCAATTTCTCTATGTTGTTGATGACACTCCAGGTAAGCAAGGAAAGTTTATTCCAGGAACAAAGTTAGAAGTTGTTGATAGAACTCGTATAAATACAGACAAACCAGACTACATCATAGTGCTGATACACAACTTCAAAGATCACATAATACACTCTCTCAGGCAATCATTTGGAGGAAAGATAGTGGTTCTGCTCCCTGAGATACAGATTTACTCTTAAAAATTTTGATTGAGAAAATAACTATGAAAACTTTGAACGAAATATTGAATGAAAGCAAGTGGTCGGGGGAATGTGGAGTTGCCACCGACAAAAATACCACACACAACTACATTGACGGCTTTTATGAGCAGGAGTTTTCCAAATATAGGGACAAGGCAGTAAAAATCCTTGAGATTGGAATCGCTTCTGGTCATTCGCTGCTCTTGTGGGACAAGTATTTTTCTAATCACACTGGGGTTTATGGACTTGACAATTATGGTGGGAAGATTGTCCAAGAAGCATTGCAAAACGATAACATAGTTATCACAATAGATGACGCATACAACTCTAGAGTTTCAGATGGATTGCCAAATTTCGACATCATTATAGATGATGGACCACACACCCTAGACTCTATGGTATCTTGTATTAACATCGATATAGTTGATCTGCGAGCAACAAAGGGTCGTTACGATGACTTGATGTTCATAGTGCGGAGAAAATGACATGCCTACTCTTTTCGTCACTGGACATCTGAGAAACTTTTATTCCAACCCCACACCATTCATAGAGAGACATCTATCAAGGTTTCTTTGTCAAAAAAGAGTTATTTTTACGCACGAAGAACTCGGATGGTGGACAGGAGACATGGATAAAACTATGTCTGCGGACACTTCTAAGGTAAATCTACAAAAACTGATGGATCTTGAGTTTTTTGATGCCGTAGATTTTATAGATCTATCGACGCGAGATCTTCTGTTATCTCAATATAAGACCCTGCCCGTTTGTAAAGAAAGACCATATTACAGAGAGTCTAGTTACAAGATGCAAATTTTGCATCGTTACATGGCATTGAATCAGTTCTTGTCAACACAACCATCTTTGTCGGATGATATAGTGATACTCACAAGACCAGATATATTTCCGCACAAGCCCTCTTCGATAGATTACATAAATGACTCAATTAGTAGATTCAGCAAAACAGACAAAGATCTGCTAGTTTTTTCTCAGATGAAGGATCATCTTCATGATGGAGTCATGATTGGGAAATCTTCTCATCTACTTCGTCTCTTTTCACATGAAGTGTATAACACCCGCTCTTTCGTAGACACACACAAAAATCTATTTGACATATGTCAGACGCTATTCGATTCTGAGATAGTTAGACTAGATGAGTCTTTTTATTATGCTAATAGTCCAAACATGAGGCAATACTGAAATGGTAGATATTGATTTTGTTCTTTTTGATTTGGATGGAGTTCTTGTGGACGCCTGCGAATGGCACTACGAGGCGTTGAATATGGCCCTAAAAGAACATGGCTATCCTGAAATCAGCAGGAATGCTCATGAATCGACATATAATGGATTACCAACGCGGATAAAGTTACAAATGATGAATGTGCCAAAAGAAATCGCTGAAAAGATTAATGAGGAAAAGCAAAGACACACTATTGATGTCATCAGGAAAAATGCTACTCTTATGCCAGAGAAGATCGAACTACATCAGCATTTGAAGTCTTTGGATATCAAAATAGCATGTGTCACAAACTCAATACGAGACACCGCAATAGAGATGCTTACTGCCACTGGACAAATTCCATTTATTGATCTTATCGTTAGTAACGAAATGGTGAATAGAAACAAGCCTCATCCAGACTGTTATAATTTGGCAATCGGAAAGATGAACGCAAATCCTAAAAAGTGCATTTGTGTTGAGGACTCTATGTTTGGTTTGCAATCTGCAAAGAGCAGCCTAGCAGAATATATTTGGAAAGTTGATAACTCAACAAAAGTGACTAGAGAGAGTTACACAAATTTTGTTGATGGGCTTTATTATTACAAAGAACTATGCAGATTTTAATACCAATGGCTGGGGAAGGTAGTAGGTTCGCAAAGGAAGGATATACCTTCCCAAAACCTCTCATTGATGTGGAAGGCAAACCGATGATTCAGCGCGTTGTCGAGAATCTCGACTTCGATGCAGAGTATATCTTCCTTGTTCGCAAGGAGCATCTTGATAAGTACGCTGGGTTGGAGACAACCCTTGCGAGGATTACTAATGGGAGATACAAGGTTGTCGAGGTGGATGGTTTAACTGAAGGTGCGGCATGTACGGCATTGCTCGCCAAGGAATACATCAACAACGACGAGGATCTGTTAATAGCAAATTCGGATCAGATAATCGAATATAGTCCTGAGAACTTCAACTATCTCAAGAACTTTACTGCCGCCGATGCGATAGTATTCACCTTTCATGCCGTACATCCCAAGTGGTCTTTCGTGAAGACAAATTCACGGGGAGTTGTCACTGAGGTTGCCGAAAAGAATCCGATATCAGACATTGCAACCTGTGGCATCTACTGGTATCGCAGGGGTTCTGAGTTTGTTTCTTGTGCTGAGACAATGATTCAGAAGAACATACGGGTGAACAACGAGTTCTATATCGCCCCTGTCTACAATGAACTGATTCAGTCTGGAAAGACACTGATTCCTTTCTTTGTACACAGGATGCATGGAATAGGAACCCCCGAAGATTTGAATTCTTTCCTCGGTAGAAAGTAATGAAAATTATATCTCATCGTGGCAATCTAGATGGTAGGAAACCTGAGTGTGAGAACAATCCAACCTATATCCAACAGGCTTTGGATCTTGGGTTCGATGTAGAAGTGGATGTTTGGTATGTCGATGGTCAGTTCTTTCTTGGGCATGATGCTCCGACATACTTTGTTGATCCTTGGTGGTTTCGTGGAAAGTCTTTGTGGTGTCATGCAAAGAACAAGGAAGCCTTTGAGGAAATGATCGTTTCGTCATATGGCATAACTTGTTTCTGGCATGAAACGGACAAGATGACCCTGACGAGTGATGGATTGTTGTGGATGTATCCTGACAACCACTCTCGTCTTGGTGTCACGGTGTGGTTGGGAAAGCCCGAAGGTGACATTCCTCAAATGTGGGGAGTATGCACTGATTACGCAAAAGAATGGAGAACGCATGTACGCTCAAAATAATGAAGATGATATTCTTGCAACATTTTTCTCAAATATTCCAAATGGCTCTTTCCTTGAAATCGGAGCATTTCACCCAAAGAATCTATCCAACACCCGTGCATTGGTCGAGAAGGGTTGGGGTGGAGTCATGGTGGACATGTCTCCCTATAGTCTTGTTGATCTTGTGAATGAATACAAGACCAACGACAAGATTCTGATAGTTGGTGCAGCAGTCACGCTTGAAAAGACACCGCCCATCAAGTTTTGGTTGGTACCGAAGGATGATAGAACTGATGGTGCGCTAACTACTACTGAGGGATGGCATAAGGATAAGTGGGCTGGCTACCTGAACCATCTTGGAAGAAAGCATGTTCCTTATGTGGCATCAACAATATCATTGGAAGAATTATATACTTTCCTACCACAAAAGTTGCATTTGGTGTCCATTGATGTTGAAGGAACCAGTTTTGATCTTTCCATGAAGTTTGATTTTGAACGATTTGATGTTGATGCAATCGTTATAGAACATGATGGAAAGTATCAGGCTATCTACGATAAATTTAAAGACAAGTATGATGCTGCCGCTCTGAACGCTGAAAATATTGTTCTTGTAAGGAAGTCTTGACTCTCGCTGATCCCGCGCTATACTTGCTTTATGAAATACCTAGTAACAGGCTCCTGCGGATTCATCGGCTCCAATCTTGTCGATATGCTTGTCGAGCAGGGACATGAAGTCGTAGGCATCGATAATCTTTCATCCGATGCTCACGATGAGTTCTACTTCAATCCCAATGTAATGTACTACCACTATGACATAACTGATTATGTTATGTGCAGCGAGGTATTTGAAAGACACAGACCCGATGTGGTCTTTCATCTTGCAGCAGAGGCTCGTATACAGAACTGCATGAATGACCCTAGTCGCTGCATGGAAACAAATGTCATGGGTACACAAACAATGCTTTCTTTGTGTAGAAAACATGATAATGGGTGTGCTTCTCGCATGGTGTTCATGAGTACCTCTGCGATCTATGGACTCTGCGAACCTCCAAATCTCGAATGGGATGTTCCTGATTGTCTGAATGCATATTCATATTCCAAGTATTTCGGTGAACAACTTTGCAAGATGTACTCTACGAACTATGGACTTGACACTGTGTGCTTCCGAGGATTCAACATCTATGGAAACCGAATGCCAAAGAAGGGTCAGTATGCTCTTGTGATGGGAATCTTTCAGCGACTTCTAAAAGAGGGCAAGCCACTTACTATCACGGGCAATGGACACCAAAGCAGGGACTTCATCCATGTTGAGGATGTTTGTAGGGCATTGATTGCTGGTGCTGAATCAAATGAACCACAAAATGGAACTGTTTATAATGTTGGTACGGGAAAGAGCATAACAATCAGAAAGATTGCGGAACTCATGCAAGAACGATGGGATAGCAATGAACCATTTGTATTCCTACCGCCAAGACAGGGTGAGGCAAAGATCACAGAGGCAAACATTCAAAGAATAACATCCAAACTTAAGTGGGAACCAAAAATATCTGTAGAGGAATGGATAAAGAATCTTGACATCACTTGATCTCACACTATACTTACCTACATGATCGAACTGACCATCCTGCGTGAACTGACGCGCAACGACCAGTACTTCCGAAAAGTCCTCCCCTTCCTCAAGGAGGACTATTTCGCTGATAGGGACACCAAGATTTTGTTCAGAATGGTGTCTGACTATATTCAGCGATACAACTCCATGCCGACTCGCGGTGCCTTGGAAATCCTCCTAGATGCCAAGACGAACATCGAACCCGAGACGATGAAGCAATGCATCGTGAATCTAGACAAGATGTTCGAAGACATAAAGAGTCCAGATCTTGAATGGCTTGTGGAGCAGACTGAGAAGTTCTGCAAGGACAAGGCACTCTACAATGCAATTCTTGAATCAATCCATATCATCGACGGAAAGTCGAAGGACAAGGATGTTGGATCTTTACCAAAGATGCTATCCGATGCCCTTGCGGTGTCATTCGATACCAACATCGGTCACGATTACATCGAAGACTACGGCAAGCGGTACGAGTTCTATCATCGCGTTGAAAACAAGATTCCATTTGACATTGAGCAGTTCAATACCATCACCAATGGTGGTGTTCCTCGCAAAACCTTGAATATCGTGATGGCGGGTACGGGTGTCGGCAAGTCTCTATTCATGTGTCACCATGCATCTGCCTGTTTGACACAGAATCTTGATGTTCTCTACATCACCTGTGAGATGGCAGAGGAGAGGATCGCGGAACGCATCGATGCAAACCTCATGGATCTAGCCATGGATGATCTCAAGGCACTGCCAGCGGACTTGTACAACAAGAAGATGCAGCAGATTCGTAAGAAGTACACGGGTAGACTCATCATCAAGGAGTATCCAACGGCAACGGCAAATGCAAACCATTTCCGAGCATTGTTGAATGATCTCAAGACCAAGAAGAACTTTGAACCAGATATCATCTTCATCGACTATCTGAACATCTGTGCATCCGCAAGATTGAAGATGTCTGCAAGTGTGAATTCCTATACTTTCATCAAGGCAATCGCTGAAGAAATTCGTAGTCTTGCTCAGGAGTTTGAGGTTCCCATCTTTTCAGCGACTCAGGTCAATCGCGGTGGGTTCAACAACTCAGATGTTGGTCTTGAGAATACATCAGAATCATTCGGTCTTCCCGCCACAGCCGATCTTATGTTTGCCCTCATCTCCACAGAGGAACTTGAGGAACAGGGTCAGGTCATGGTCAAGCAGTTGAAGAATCGCTACAATGATGTCTCAAGGAACAAGAAGTTCGTGATTGGCATTGACAGATCAAAGATGAAACTCATTGATGTCGGCAGCGATGTCGTGGATGACAGGGGTTTCAACGATAGTGAAGACAATGTTAAGAATGGCGGAAAGCGAAACGGAGTACCTTCCGCAGCAGATAAATATGACGATTGGAACTTCGACTGATGTCTCTATTCATCGACAAGAAGTACATAAACTTGCTCTCCCCTAGACTCGAAAGATTCGCTTGGAAGAAACAAGATCTTGCGAATTTTCGGTGTCCCCTGTGCGGAGACTCCAAGAAAAACAAGGCAAAGGCGCGTGGGTATTTCTATCAGAAGCAGAACGACATGTACTACAGATGTCACAACTGTGGTGCGAGTCACACGATGTACAAGTTTCTTGAGATGTTCGCCCCCGCAATGTGCAAGGAATACTCCCTTGAGCGGTGGAGGAATGGAGACACAGGCCATTGCAACTACACCAAACCCAAGGAGGATGAGATGTTCGGGCTATTCAAGAAGCCCTTCGAAGCAAAGAAAGGTTCACCACTAGATGAACTACAGAAAGTCTCTGAACTACCAGATAACCACAAGTGTCGCCAGTTCATTGAACTCAGAAAGATTCCACAGAAGCATTGGGACATACTCTATTATGCTCAGGACTTTGGTCAATGGTCAAGATTGGTTGATCCCGATGTTAGACTTGAGGCTGTACCGCGCCTTGTCATTCCTATCTTTGACAAGCATGGAAACATGGTAGCGGCTCAGGGTCGAGCATTGTCAGTTCAGGATGACAGGAATGCACGAAGGACAGCCCGTTACATCACTCTCAAGGGAGACAAGACCATTGAGAAGTTGTGGTATGGAATGGAGCGATTGGACAAGGATGGAGTTGTCTATGTCTTTGAAGGTCCGCTTGATTCACTATTCATTCCAAATGCAGTTGCAATGATCGGAATCAATGATGGTTCAAATATTCCAAAGCCTTTGCAGGGAAGAAAACTGATTTTCTGCATAGATAACGAGCCGAGGAATGTCGCTGTCATCACTCAGTTGAAGAAGCACATCGATCTTGGACACGATGTGGTGATATGGGATTCATCCATGACACACAAGGACATCAATGACATGGTGATGGCGGGAATAGACATCCCTTCCATCATGAAGGCCATCAAACAAGGCACATGCAGCGGTGCTGAAGCGAAACTGAGGTTTGCTAAATGGAAGAAAGTGACGATCTAGATGATGACATCGACCATGAGGAAGCCGAGAAGATAACTCAGGCATTCCTCCAGTTCACACATCATTTTCAGGAATATATTCGTGAGATGAATCCTGAACTTTGGAAGAGGGCTGTTGATTATTCAAAGACATTCACAGATGTGGAGGGAGTGGAATTTACATATGTTGACAACACAGGATGTACGGCAGACGGACAAGAAGATTGATGTCCTCGACAAGGGATTCGTGAGGTACATCGACCACATGGGAAGTGATCTCATGGTGGTCAATGCAGCGCGAGTGTCCTTTGCCAAGGAAGTTTCTCAGTTCACAGACAAAGATGAGAAACTTATAAACTACCTTTCCAAACACAAGCACTGGACTCCGTTCGCCCATCCTCAGATATGTCTCCATATCAAGGCACCCATCTCAATCCGCACCCAACTTTTCAAGCACAAGGTTGGATTCGTTGAGAATGAAGTGTCCCGCCGTTATGTGAAGGACGATCCTGAGTACTATGTGCCGACATGGAGATCCGCTCCGACCGATGGAGCCAAGCAGGGAAGTTCTGATTTCATGGTAGGCACGACCATGCAGGATGAGACTTACAGAAATGCCTGTGATGATGCCCTTGATACCTACAGGGATCTTCTGAGCGCGGGAGTGGCACCAGAACAGGCAAGGTTTGCCCTCCCACAGGGAACCTATACGGAGTGGTGGTGGACGGGATCTCTATCTGCCTATGCCCGTGTCTGCAAGTTGAGATCGGATTCCCATGCCCAATGGGAGGTCAGGGAGTATGCCAAGGCCATTTCTGACATTGTGGAACCCTTCTTCCCCTATTCTTGGAAGGCTCTTCGTGAGTTTTCATAAATAGGACGAGAGGGTTTTCCATAGGATGCAAGACAACTTTAGCGGCTTCATTGGCTCAGGAAGCATCTCCAAGGGACAACTTGGCGATGTTTTCTCGTTGACAGCCAACCTAAAGGATGTCCCGCGTGGAATGCAGTTCTCCGTGGTTTCCGAATCGGAAGCCGTGTTCCCCGCGATCTACAAAAAAGGTGAAGGCAGTTGTAGACTCTGTCTCTTCAATGAAGATGTCGGACATGTTATCCTCAAGGGAGATCCCCTGAAGATAGACATGATGTTCTCACTTGTGGAGAGGAGTATTCCAAAGGAGAAGCCCCATGAGCAGAAGACTCGGAAAGAAAAGCCTGAAGCGATTACGGAACAAAGTAAAGCAACTGGTGGAATACCGAGTACAAAGGGGGAAAAAGGTGAGCGCGGAGAACGAGGCTATACTGGCTTCCCTGGAGAAAGAGGTCCAGTTGGGCCGCAGGGACAACAGGGGCCGCAGGGAGAACGCGGCGAGAAAGGCGAAAAGGGAGATACTGGCGAGCCTGGTCCAAGAGGTGAGCGGGGGGAACAAGGACTCCAAGGAGAAAGAGGAGAACAAGGACCAAAAGGCGACCAAGG